AACTGTGCGCCCTCGTCAATCAAATTCTTGACGATTTTGCCATAAGGAGTATCCATTATTTTAGCCTCACCAATGAAGTTCTTTCCTTCTGGTTTAAGACTAGTTATCATATGAGAAACTCTTTCGAGATTAACTGTGGGTCCATCAGGATGCCCCAGTTCGCCGAAAGCTCTTTTCTTATTGATAAATTCTGTTGTATATCGTTTAACTTCATTTGACAAAGTGTCGACCGGATAAACACGACCATTACGGTTCTTAATATCCGCCTGCATAAAGACACCTCTAATCTTGTAGTCTTTACCGCCTTTAGCGTTGCCCTCTGTTAAAATTTCGACATCTTCAATTATTTCTGTAATTAGTTTCATCTCTCCACCTTTCCTTTGTTATATACTTTATCGACTATACCCTGTTTAATTTCTTCTCGTTTAATATCGTATTTTTCTGCAAATGCCAATTTAAACGCTTCTGCCAAAGTTGCCTTTGACTTTGTTCCGACTATTCTTTCTAATATTGCACGGGAACGGTCTTTAGGTTTTCTTTTACTCATCTATCTCACTTCTATTATTACTGTGTAATTATCGCCAGCAACAAACCCTTTTGTCGAAAGCAATAAATCGCCTGCAGGAGAAGTGTTTGCTGTCAATGTTGCATTATTTGGAATAGAGTTTCCTGCGGTATAGTAGTCGTGAAATCCTCTACCAGATAAAAAACATATTGTCGAGTTGGCAGCACTTGAACCACTACCTGCCCACAATAACTCTACGCCTGATTTACCATTAGTTGTGTTGACAGCCCACCAAATTTTTGCGATTGATTTAGTCGCATCTTCAGTCATAAATGTCAACGCACTAGCATCCATTTTTGTTACAAGTGTTTCACCTGAACCATCACTCATATTAGTAAATTTCATCACGGTTTTTGTACCAGATGTATCTACTAAAGTTTGACTTGTTACAGCATCAGCCATTAGTTTCTCCTAAATTCTGTTACTAACAAATAACTCTTTACATCTTCGTCAGTTGTTAGTTTAAATTGTTTATCGTTACCAAATTTTAACTGTCCAGGTCGTAATCCATACTTACCTTTACCAGTTAAAGTCAAATCTTCACTACCTGTACTAATTGTCAATGTTCCTGTGCCCTCTATCAAATGGTAGCACTCAATTAAACTTACTTTTGACTTATCTGTTCCTCCAGTAAGTTCTTCAGCATCAACTAACCATTTTCCAAGATTAGTTTCACTTCCAATACCTGTAGACTTAACAATATACTTGGAAGTAGTGTCTACAACCTCTGTATTTTCCATAAGAAATTAAGCAGTAAAGCTTTCGTCTTTTCTTAACTCAATTAATACATAACCAGAAACACCATAAGCGTTTAACTTTAGGTCTCCTGATGTTGCACCAGTATTTGTTGCATTGTTCTCAATCTTACCAGCAGTACCATCATAGTGTCCTGTACCTGCAAGATTGATTGCCAATGTATCAGCAGATGCACCTACAAATTCAACAGACGCCCAACCAGTGTTGTCGTCAGCAGTACCTTGTACTAATCCCCACCATATTCTCGTTATATCTAATTTTGCACCATTAGCGTGTCCCGCCAACGCACTTGCGTCCAATATAACAGAGTCCGCCGTAGTGTTGTCGTTCATGTTTGCTATAACAGTAACTTTACCACCAGCAGCACCACTACCTGAAGCAATTTTTGTATCTTTGAGTGTTCTTGTTGCAATAGCCATTTTTTATTCCTTTATTTAATTAATTCGTTGTCAAAATAATCTTCAATATCATAAGTACTAACTCCGTGCTTTCTTGATACTGCCCTAATTATACCTTCAATCTTTGACACAATAGGATCCGCTGCCTTATTAACCATAGAATAAACATCATTAATTGCAGCCCTCATCTTTGGAGATAATTTCTCAAACTCCGCAGTACCTTGAGGTCCGATATACCTGCGCTCATTCAGTTGTCTTGTAAACTTCTTAAACGACAGGTCGCTCATTTATTCTTCCTCTACTGATTCGTCATCAATTTCAAAAGGTTCCGCTACTTCAGGTGGTTCAGTACCAGTAAAGTCAACATCATTCGGTTGACCTTCTAAATCTACTGTTCCGTCTGGAGCAACACCACCAGCATCATCTAAACCAGCAGCATCTTGTACTGCCTCTAATTCATCACCAGCATTTAACCAATCATTAGCTACAGTCTGCCTTCTAGCATCTAACGCATCACCAATTTTATCAGTCAATGCACTTTTAAACGCATTTTGAGCGGCAACATTATCTCCACTCGCCAAAGAATCAACCATACTTGCTACATTTTCATTTGACATAATTATTCATCTCCTATATTTATATCGGAATCATCAAAGCTCTCATCATCTCCAAAATCTTGTGATGCGATAATTCCTTGTTTAATTTCGCCAGCAATCTGACTATCAATTTCAAGTATATCTTCATCTGTTTGTTGTAAGATATTTTTTCTTACATATTCAACAGAATAGTATTTACCAACATACGGACTAATTTCTTGTGCAAGACCGATTCTTTCTCTCAATATTTCAGCATTCTTTAATTCTGCAAAATATCCGTCTTTCAAGAAAGTATATTGTATATGTTCTTTTATCTTAACCCAATCTTCAATTGTAATAATACCCTTTAAGACCAATTGTGTCTTGAGTATATCATTAAAGACTTGACTAAATCTCTTTCTTAATCTCTGAACGAATTTAGTAAACTTCAATTCGTCCCTTGTAATCTCTGCGGCTCTTCCCATATTGAAACCATTTTCTGATTCCATTCTTGAGATTGGCACATTCAAAGATTGATATAATTTCTTTTGAAAATATTGTACATCTGAAATCTCACCAAGATTTTGACCACCTTGAAGTGTAGAAACTTCTGTGCCTTTTGCACCTTCTCTACGAGGTAACCAGAAATCTTCAAGCATTGACATATGTTTTCTGTCATCTCTAATCTCACCTGTTGAGGCGTCATAGACAAGTTTATTTCTATATCTTGCCATAACATCTCTAAGGTATTGTTCTGCTTTTACTTTTGGTAAGTTACCAACATCAACATAGAATATTCGTCTTTCAGGTGCTCTTACTATTCTGTAAATAACAACAGCATCTTCAATCATTCTTAGTTGATTGACAGGTTTAATTGCTTTATGTAAATGACCCATAACCATGTTTCTGGTTTGGTCAACAACACCGGATGTTACATAAGTTATCGAATCGGGAGCAATTTTAAGACCAGCATTTGAATTTGCAGCTGATATTCCTTTTTCATTATAAACAAACCACTCTGCCGTGATTTCTGTCATCTCAAGGCCTAGAGATTTTGGGTCTCGCTTATTACTAAGCTCACGAACTTTTTTAATTTTTCGTGGGTCGATATATCTTATTTCCGTCAGTCCTTTTCGTGGACTATTCGGGTCGATAACTTTATGAAAATAGATTCTTCCATCCACATACCAGCGTCTAAAAATATCGTGACCTTTTTCGTCAAAGTTAAGCAAACGCAAAACTTCGTCAAATTCATCACGAACTTTTGTTTTAATATTATCTGATATTGCTAGTTTATCTAGTGATACGGATACCGAAGCATCTCTTTCATCCGAAACAATGACTTCATTGATGATATCTTCAACCGCCATATCACACTCTGGGTGTTGTGCGATTTCACGATATCTCTTAATTAAATCAATATCGTTCTTAGCATTGACTTCCATATCCAAGTATTGGCCAAAATAACCGCCAGCAGATATAGTAGTAGTACCGTCATCAGGAGAAGCAACAGTAAACGCTTGTTTCGCATCTACTGGCTTCTCTGAATCTTTGTTTCTCGTTATTTGGAATCCAAGTAGATTTGCCATATTATATTTTTCCTTATAACTTAGTTAAAATTATGTATTACTGCTGATATCCAGAGCCTCTTGTATTAGCAGTGGCTTGTATATTTGTTGCAGTAGATTCTTCTCTAATCTGAGCTGACCCAGAGCGTTTTGCTTCAGTATCAGTTTCATACCACTGGTATCTCCAAGTTACATCAAAAGTTTCTATAGCGTCATTTGTATTATAGTCTAATGCAATACCTGGCAAGTTAGTTGGAAATACT